CAAGCCAGTTGCAGAATAACCCAGAGGGAAAATATTGGCGTATTGTTGCAACCTCTCAAGATATAGCGTAATGGCTAATTTTAAATTAGATATTAAAGGTTTAGATAAAATACAATCTAAGTATAATAAATTACCAAAAGAATTAAAAGAAGAGATTACAGAAGAAATTGTAACATGGGGGCGTGAAGTTAATGCAGCGCAATTATCTTTAATTAGTCAGCAAAAAATACAAGATAACGGAGCGCTGCAACAAAATACAAAAGCTAATCCAATAAAGGACGGGATTGAATTAATAAGCAATGTTTATTATGCGCCTTTTGTTGAATTTGGCACGGGGCCACAAGTAAAAGTACCTGCCGAGTTAAATCAATATGCTGCACAATTTAGAGGCAAAAGCAGGGGTAATTTTAAAGACTTTGTAAAAGCATTGCAGGCATGGATAAAACGCAAAGGTGGCAATCCTAAAATGGCATATATAGCAGCCATAAATATATTAAATAGAGGGTTAAAAGCAAGACCATATTTTTTCCCGCCGTATTTTCAGAAAAAGGATAATTTAATAAAAAACATACAAAATGTTATAAAAAAATTATGAAAGATCCTATAAAATTTATAAAGGCTGCTTATTATACGGCCTTAAATAATCAGATTACATATAATGGGTCTATTGTGCCTGTTTATGATGAAGAGGCAGATGAAACAGGCGGTGATTATTATATTATAATATCTACTATTACGGATGCGGATTTACCAAATAAAGGTAAATTTATGAATGAGGTAGAAGTGCTAATTGATGTGGTAAGTCAGAATAATTTTAGGGTAGATTTGGTAAAGCAGATAGTTGACAGCATAACTGAAAAAGTCATGAATACAATAATACCTTTGATTAGCACTACCAATTTGGCAGACAATGCAGATTTTCAGATAGTAGATGTAAGAAAAGGTAGTAGCCAACATATACCTGTTTTAGATACAGGGGTAAAGAAAATAGTAAGACGGTTAACAAGATTCACTCAAATAATAATAGAGAAATAAAATGGCACAAATTCAAGGTTCATCAGTTACTTTACAATTAAAAGAAAATACAAGCACTGGGGCTTATTTAAATGTAGTTTGTGAAACTACATCAAGCCTTTCAGGATCTGCTTCAGTAAGTACAGAAGTAACTAAATGTTCAACATTAACTTCAGTGGCAAGTCCTACAGTTACTTTTTCTGTAGAGGGTATTGCTGAAACAAGCCCTACTTCTGGTCAAGTAAGCATTGAACAACTTTTAGGATGGTTTACAGGAAAAACCTTATTGGATATAAAATATGAAGATCCTGAGGGTGGCGGTACTAATTTTTATGTTCAGGGTAGTGGTTATATCACTGAATTTGGTATAACTTCGCCGTCAGAGGGTAATGTTAGCTTTACTGCTTCATTACAACTTACCGGATCAATTGACATAACTCCATAATATGAATATAAAGGGGAAAGATATAAGCCTCCGATTTGGGATGCTTAGTGTAGAGATATTCTTAGGAGAGGCCGCAAAATTTGACGGCCTTTCTTATTACACGTCTTATGCTATGGCAAAAATAATTTATGCAGGCATGGTAAATTATTATGAAGTAAAAGGGTTAAAGCATCCTGTTACTTTTGAAGAAATATATGATTATGTTGAAAATAGCATGTTAACAAAAGTTGACATTGAAAAAATAACAGAAGTTATTAATGAATTTAATAATTGCCAAGCGTTAAAAAGTAAAACTGATGATGTTGTTGAGGCAAATGAAAATTTAAAAAAAAAGCAGATTGGCATAATACAAGAATAACGGCTTATTCAGCAGGTTTAAAACCTGATGAATATAAATGGATGTTGCCAGTTGATTTTTATCAGTTCATTGAGGGGTATAATAAAAGATTGATTGATGAGCATGAAATTGCGAGGCGGCAAGCTTATTTTATGTTAGCTCCGCATCTTAGCAAGCCGATGACTATAGGGCAGTTTTATAGGGAATATTGGCCTTTGCCAGATGATAAAATTGAGGAAAATACAAGGCAAAAAAGATTACAGGAAAAGTTAAAGAGATTAAAAGAAAATGGCAGCAGAGCAACTTCAGATACAAGTACAGGCTAATGTAACTAATGCTGTAAATGGGTTAAATGATTTAAATAAAACATTAGCCGCTACAAATACAGCTGCAGTTAAGACTGGAACTGCTGGCATGAATGCTTTAGCAAAAGGTAGCGGACAAGCTACAGCAGCGTTAACAAATTTTAGTCGATTACGTAAAGAAACTGGTACTACAGGAGGAGCTTTTAAAGCATTAGGCGCAAGCCTTGCGGGTGGTGGCGGTTTAATATTAGGTATTTCTTTGCTTACATCTGCATTGCAATTTGCTCAGTTAGGGTTTAGCCGATGGGGTGCAAGTGCTACAAAAGCTAAAGAAGATAGTGATAAATTAAAACAAGCACAGGATCAGCTTATTGAAACAACCACAAAGCAAAGATTAGAATTTGAAACGCTTGTAAAAGTTGCAAAAGATGCTACTCAAACAGAATTAGCAAGAGATCAGGCATTACAAAAGCTTAATGAAATATTACCTGATACTATTGGTAAATTAAATCAGCAGAATATTGCCACAGCTCAAGGTGAAGAAATTATAAGATCTTATATAAAAGCTGTTGAGGCAAAGGCAACTGCTGAATTATTGGCTGGAAGAATAGCTACAAATAATGTTCAAATTTATGATTTACAGCAACAAAGTCTACAAGAAATATCTGAATTAACTAAAGATATAGAAAGAAATACAAGGTTAAGAAAAAATTTGGAGGGTAGTGGTAAATTAGAACAAGAAGCTATAGCTCAAAAAAGAATTAGTGATG